TCCTTGTCGGAAGCTCGTATGAGAAGGTGCCGAAGTCTGTCGACACTCCGAACCGCAGTGTTTCGCAGCCAGAAAGGAATAAGACTCCAAAGAGGCACCATGCCGCCAAGCATAAAGAGATGACGATCTTGGAGGTCATTTCTTCTCGCGGCGGAACACCTCGATTGCGCCGATGATGGCGATCACCGCTGTGCCGATGGCAGAGAATTGCTCCGGATCGATGTTGATACCGACCAGCGCAGCGATTGTGGTTAACCCAGCCCAAGTTGATTTCTCCTTGAGACGGCTCGTGATGAATTCTACGATTTTCATAGTTGTGTTATCTTCTTCCACATGTAGACGCATGTCAAGACGCCTGCGATGAGGCCGACGAATGCGCCTGAGATTCTTAGTCCTGTTTCGAGGTGCGGGACGAGGGAGATCAACACCCCCGTGATTGAGGTGGCTGTTCCCATAATTCCGGTAAATGTAGGATGGTCGTTCATACACTCAAATTCTGGAACCCTCTAGCGATCTCCTGCGCGATCAAGAGTTCCTGCTGATTAGAATTTAACACCGCAAAGCAACTAAAGCTAATCGGATTATCGTTACCGATACTCGTCGCTATTGTCAGGTATCGCTCGTATCTCATGGTGTCGGGGTTCTTTTCTTCTGTGCAGGCTAGGCTCATACTGCTTCCCATTGACGCTCCACGCGATCAGAGAACCAAACCACGATGGGATTCCACTCTCCCTCTGCGGGCTTTTCGATCTTGACCAGAGGAACGATGGTTGGCTCTACCCAGTCTTCTGGTGTGGGATAAGGGGCGAGCGTGTCCATGCGAGGATTGCCCTCGTCATCCAGCACGATGCTGATCAGTTCCTTGGTTCCGTCTGCGAAGATTACTCCGTATGTTTTCATTTTAAGTCTTTAGTGATTAGGTTCCGTATGCGACTTCAACTGCATCTACAGAAGCAACCCAGCGCCATGTTTCACTGGTGATGCCTGTAGGGCGGATGCGGACATAATCGCCTGCATCAACGGTAGCGACTTCCAGCGTTGTGCCAGCGGCGTTGTCTGTGCCGATAGTGATCGGTGCATAAACTTCTGAAGATGTAGCGGCGACATTCTTCACGGCGTATTGGCGCTCGTAGGTGGCGACTGCCGAACCGTCAGATTTGGTTCCGACAACCTTGATGTTCATAAAGATCACCTTGCCGGAAGGAATCGTGAGATATGTCGTAGCTCCATCCAATGCCATCTCAACTCCAGTGTTCGTAGTAGTCTTGCAGCGGAGGACGAAGCGGGCGCGTTGGGCATCGCCGTTAAATCCACCAAAACTGCCTGCGGCGTGGGCTTGCATCCCGTAGCGATCAGCCCTTGACCACTCTCCGCATAATACTCCTGAATAATTTGCATTAGCTACATTCCCAGTTCCTCCGCAAATTGCCGCCGAGGTGCCGCTGGCATCATTTGACCACCCCCCAGCTACCGTGGGATATGAATTTGTTCTTGCTTGATTTTGGCGGCCTCCGCCAACGGTTGATGCTGTTGTAGATGCTGTATTGGATTCTCCACCAGATACAACCGAAGAGCTGCCGCTTGCAGTATTGGATTGACCGCCAGACATGACTGAATAACTTCCGCTTGCGTTGCTATTGCCATTCCCTCCGATTAAAACAGCACCAATCCCACTGGCAACTTGACTGGCTAAATTTTTTGGAGCTAATTGTAAATCAATTGCATAATTACCCCTTGCATTGCCACCCGTTGTAGTTCCATCCGGTTTAGGGCCAAGAATCAAAGCCCCCGTGCCTTTCGGCGAGAGGACGAGCGCGGAGTTGGTTGCACCTGAAGCGTTTACGATTGCCACATTGTCTTGCGTTGCCGTAGCGACATCATCAATGACAATGTTGGAATTCTGAACAATGCCAGTTCCCACATCTGCGCGGAGGACGGCATTATCCACAGCGCCAACCGATCCGCCGACTCCGGTTCCAGTAAGAGTTAAGCCAGTAAGCGTAAGTGTTCCTGCGGTGCTAATCTCCTCAGCAACTCCAGTTCCAGCAGTAGTTCTTCCAAGCAGTCGGCTAGTAGCCATGCTGGTAGAGATGACGGGTGTCGCTCCACCAGAGCTAGTCAGCGGAGCGGTGGCTGTGACGGAGGTGACTTTGTTGTTAAAGGTTGTCCAGTCTGCGGAGGATAGCTTTCCAGTATTAGTTCCGCTGGCTACTGGAATGTTAAAGTTGTGGGTAGCCGCCGAGCTAACTATGTTAAAATCGGTTCCTGTGGTTCCTGTGGAGAAGAACTGAATCTGGTCGGTCAAACCATTGAGTGCCGCGAGTCCAGTCGAGAAGGTCGTGATGATCTGGCTCTGCGTGTTGCCTTCCGTATTCAGAGTAATCGTGTGACCGCCGAGGCTTGAACCAATCACGCGGACTGCGAGTCGGTCTGTGAGTGCCAGCGTAGTAGAGGCTGGGACTGCGACAGTAAGGAGGTGGATGTCTGAGGTGGTATTGCTGATCGTCACCGCTGGGCTTGTTGCGCCGATTTGGGTGAAGACGGCTCCGTCATACTTGTAGAGCGCCACCGCGAGTTGCGGGTTGCCGCTACTTGTGGAGCAATAAAGTTGGAAGGTAAAGTTACCCTGCGGAATCAGGAGTAGCGCGGGATCATTCGCGTCCGTGATAAAGTAGGCGGTCGTGCTTCCTGCATTGATCGTGAAGTTCGTCTGCGCTGCACCCGCTGGAATCTTGTTAATCTCGTAGTAAGGATTGCCGAGAATTGTCCCTTGGCTAACCGATCCGTTTAAGTAGTAGCTGACAGAGCTTCCTCCGCCAGCAGCCACAGGGAAGTTGGAGATCGTCGCGTCTCCACGGATATACTGGTTGGCTAGGCCGTAGCCAATAGCCACGGGGCCATCCACATCTTGGATGTCCAGCGTCCTTGTCGTGCTTGGGCTGATCGCGCTAGCTTCAAACTGGAAGCGTTTAGTTTTATCTCCATCGTCAAAGATGGTGAACTTCGCATCGTTGAAGACAGGTGCGCCCGGCGCGTTGTCGAGCTTGCCAGTAAAGGGATTAAATTTGTAGGGCATACCGTTATGTCAAGGTTACGGTGTCGAGAAGGGCGTCATCGTCAACCGGAGGCTGGGTCGGAGTGTAGGTGAGCGTGAGTGTGCCCACAGTCGTGCCGCCAGAGCCACCATCTTTGAAGACCACAGTCGAGATGTTGTTCGTGGTCCCGTAGTAGTCAAGATCGATGAAGTCGTAAGTAGGAATCGGGAATCCACCTTCTGCCGCCACGGCTTCCTCGATGGCTTCCAATTGCTGGAAGATTTCCCAGTTCTGCACATCTGGTGTGCTTTCCTTAAAGCAGTTTTCGCTTAGTGCCATAATTTTAGATTGTGTGTGCGGTGGAGGATCGAACTCCCTCGCGGGTTATCGTTACCGATAATTAGAGGACCGGATTATAGGAATACTCCAACGCTTCGTTCAGATGATACCATTGCATGTCTTCGGTCATCTGCACGAAACAGTTCTCCGAGATTGGGGTGATTGACCCGCCAATGTAGTGCAAGTTCACATAGAACTGATACATCTGGTTGGCTGGGGGCATCGCTTGGTAGCATCCAAGAGTGGTCGTAACCGCATTCTCGCCAGCGGCGGCGTAGAGTGTTCGCAGCAACTGGTAAGACCAGTCCGAGTAAGGTAGGTCGGTGAAACAAGCCATAATTTTATTCTGGTTAGGCGGGAGATTTAACGCCTCCCGCCAATTGGATTAGTAGTAGATGCCAACGACATAGGCGTTGACATACAGCGCACCAACGCGACCAGCGGTATCGGCTCCATTGGCGACATCAGGGCCAGCATTCACATAGGTGAAGGTGTCCGAGTCAACCACGGTGACAACAGCGTCCACATCGTTGAAGGATGTGTCAGTCATGCTGGCAATCGTGATTGTGTCTCCGGTGGTGAAGCCGTGCGCGGTAGCGGTGTCGATTGTGGCAACACCATTCGTGCGTGAGCGGGAGGCCGTGGCTTGACCAGCACCAACCGTGGTCTTGAGCAAGCGGAGTTTTCCGGAGCCAGTAACCACGAACGGGTTGGTGGCAAGGGCGAGCGGATTGTAGCGACCTTGGTTGTCGAGAGCATCGGTGATGGTGAGCGATGCGGTGATGTTTTCACCAGTAGTTCCATTATCAACGATCACGACTGGATCGGTGGCGGTGGTTCCACGGGCGTAGGCGGTTTCAAGCACGATGCTGACAGGGAAGAATTTCGTCTCGGGATCATTGAGAACAACGAGATCGGCATTCCCTGAAGCAAGGAGATTGACTGGGGTCGGGCCAAACAAGTTGACTCGATCATAAGCGAGAGGTCTGCGATTTGACATA